TGGGAAGTCCAGGCGTCCACGTCCAAGAGTTCACACGGAGGAATCCGAGGAGAAGGACGTTCACCACGTCGTTGAGCACACCAGACCCAAGCGACACACAGCGAACAGGCATCGTACTCGCCGCGTCCGCATCCGCGAGGTAGAGATAGCCGTCAGTCCCGATGCGGCAAAGCCAGGGCATTCCGATAGTTTCACCGCACGAGCGCTGGATGATGATGCCCGTGGCCGTCAGGTCGGCAGTCGGGAGGGGGAATACTGCGTCGGCCTTGACGATGTCTGCATCAAATGCCTGCACCGTCACACTGATGTCAGCAGGACGAAGCGCGTCAGAAGGTACGCTAGCTGCTGCCGCTTCTGCAGCAGCTTGCGCCACCTCAGCGAGCCCCTGTGCTATCTCAGCAGCGAGCTGCGCAGCACCAGCAGCAATAGCAGCGTCTTCAGCCGCTTCACGCTGATTGAGTATGTCGCCGTATGAAACGGGATTCGGGTCTGTAATCTCGGAAACCACAGCTCGCGAAAGAGTTTCTTTAAGCTGCTGGCACATCATGGTCACTTTGGCCAAGCAGTTTTCATGCGACGCAGACGGGAATTTATCGAGGGTCGCATACGCGTACAGCTGGGTAAACGGTATATTACGAACGATAGTTATGATCAGCCCACTGGCTGGAACTACTGTGAGTGTAGCAGTACCTCCAGAGGCCTCTCCCGCCCCTTCAAGAGTGTAGTCGGTGTCAAGAGTAAGCTTTACCGGGTCGTCTGTACCACTTTTTGTCCAGACTTCAATGTGTGAATTATCGAGAAAAGGGAAAGAGATGGTAAAGATATACGCTGCGCCATCGCCAACGTAGTCCTCACGAAAAGTCTCGTTATTGACCAGCATTACGCGTCTCCTTATACTGCTTACGGGCGCTGCGAATAAGTTCTAAGCCTTCACCAGCAATCATAATCATTTGAGAGTACATAGTATCAATTAGCTTCCGTTTTTCATCGGGAGCCAGTGCATCAGTAAATTCTACGTGTCTTATAGCCGCGCTTATATTACCCATAGCAGCACGCATTTGGTTAAGCTTCATGGCCGGACCTTCGAGCAGCTCAATAGCCCTCGAACTCGAAGATTCACGACCTTCTTTCATCAGCGCCATTGCAGAGTAATACGGACCCTCTACTTTCTTTGCTTCAGTATCAAAATCGTTGATGCTCTTAGCGGCTGCAGACGGGTATCTGACCACAAACGACTTTATGACAGGCATATCCGACAGCGTTTTTGTCGGCTCAACACGGCCCTTAAGAATAGTCTGCTTTGCCGCTTCGTCTGCCAGCTGAAGGGTGTACCTTCCAAGTGTTCCTGTCCAGCCGGTTATAAGGTGCTCAATGTTAAGCGGAGAAGATAATTTACGCCCAATAGGCGAGTTAACGAGGGGGTCAATTTGCCCGAGGAGTCTGCTGAAAGCTTTAGCCAGTTCCGACGTATTTCTGTTGTACTGAGTTTCGGGCAACTCTTTTTCCATGAAAGGGGGTATTATATTATTGCCCGTAAAAAAGCTGTGATTGGTAGCCACTTCTAAAGCAGGAGCCACAACAGAGGGCATCGGAGACGGTATAGCCTGTTCTAAGACGGCGTTAACGAATCCGCTATTGCCGAGCTTTTCAAGTAAATCGACATGCCCCTGCTCATAGGCGTAGTCAATGAACATTTCAATTGGCGAAGCAAACATAAGCGCAACTTCGTGGGGCTTAGGAAGCCTGAGAATGGCGTACGGCGTAGGCACAATCCAAAAAGCGTGACGCTGCCACGCGGGGATTTCTTTAAGGGCCTTCGCCGTATCAGAGTCTGGGTCATTGTAAATAATGTCATTCTGAACCAGTGAAAGAAGGATAGAAGGAACTGTAATTCCAGCTATCGCATCAAGAACAAGTTGAGATGGCTTACTCTGCATCTCTCTGACGAATTTATCGATACCTTGCACCTTGGCATTAAAGAATGCTGCGATAGCATTAACACCTTTTGTTGCGGCACCTATGCGCATGAAGTCAAGTAAGTCCCTGGACTGGTATGCCGCTTCTCGGCTAGAGAAACCAGCTTCTTGTGCCGCCATAAACTCACCAAGACGAGTCGCTACCTCAGAAGTTTCGGAGGCCGCTCTAAGGACTCCAACGACATGCTTAGGTGCTGTAAGCGGGTTAAGCAGATGTAGTATATCTTTATAGCTCTTAATGGGGTTACGAATAACGTTAGTCACAGGAGTCTTAGTAAGCTCACTAAGCATTTCCTGGGTATAATTCCTGTCCAGTGAAGTTAAGTTAGCATTGGCCCCGCCTTCTCTAAGCCAGCGCCAATAGGTATCTTCTAGTCCTGGGAACAGCTTGCCGCCGGTCTTAGTGCTAACAAGTGCTGCGAGGCCCCTAGCTGCACTAACAAACGGTACGTACCCGCTATTGGAATAGAGACCGGCAGCCCACTGGTCTCGCCAGAGGTTTCTTGACATAAAGTCGGGGGCAAACACCGCGCCTGCCCTAAGAACACCTGCTCCAGTTGCTAAGCCTTTCATTATGCCGTTGTAAATATGCACCGATTCTGCATCAAGTACTTTAACCGTCTTTGCAATACCCTCAGGGACTGAATACGCCTTTTTTGCGCCGTGATCGTAGAATTCAATACGAGTCGCGGACTTACTCACGAAGTCCTTGGGAGCACTGCTTATCGGAATGCCGAAGTGCTTGGCTATGACGGCTTTAACTTTATTCTGCTCTGCAGCTCGAACAGTCAAAAACGTCATACGTATGGCCGTTTCAAGAGGGTCTATGTTCTCGCGGACACCGGCCGTCTTATTACCGGGCTCATAAGCCTCTACAACCTTATCAAGAGGCATGTAGTCTTTATTCTGCGCAAGGATTTCTGCAGCACGTTTTTTAGTTATAAGGCCAGACTCTACGGAGTATTGTAGCAAGTTAGCGTGGTAGCCAAAGAAGTCTTTAGCGGCCTCGCCATAAGTACTCGTCATGACTTTATCTGTTGCTACCTTAGTAGCGGCAGATATATCTGTGCCAGTAGTAAGGCCACGTTTGCTGAGGGCTACCGTTGCCTTAGCCTGTAAGAAAGCCCTAAACTCATTAACGTCTTTAACGCCGTTGATAATACTTTTAAGACTCTTACCCTTGTACGTTATATCGCCATTCATAGACTCGTAGGCGACACCACGTTGAAGCCAGTGCATGGCTACACCAGGCGAGCCCATAAGCATGCGAGCTTTGAAATACGGTACTGTAATCTTACCGGGGGCAGCTCCCTCATTAAGGGGAGCGAACTTGTCCACGAGAGACTGATAAGTATCAGCCATCTTCTGGTTGAGGTTAAACGGAGTTTTGTCTCCTACTGATAGACTTTCATTTACCTTGGTCAAAGCTTCGTTTAAGTCAGCCATCCTGGTAGGCTTAAGATTGGGAGCTCTAACGCTTTCCTGGTTAAAAGGCAACATACGATGCTTGACTTGTATCGCCTGGTACTCATTTCCTACTCCTCCTTCGTTTTTCGGAGCGGAAAGGTAGGAAATAAGTTCATCAGAAGGGTTATTGAAAGCTTTATTGGCGGCGTGTGTTATCTTTTCGTCGTTAGCCCCCGCCAGCTTAGCTTTGAGGTCTTCTGGCGCGAACTTAGAGTCAAGGAACTGTTTAAATACCTCGGCGCCACGGAACTCAGAATGTACAAATACGCGTGTTCCAGCATCAACGTGCAAAGGGCGTATTTCGAGCTTTGCGCCTTCAGTGGTTGCCTTAAGCGGCATGTGGTCTTTTGATGTATAGACCCACGGAGCTCTGGTAGCTACGTTACCCTCAACAGACTCAAAAGCTCCGTATACTACCCGCACCCCAGAGCCGTACGCTGAAGGTACCCGGCTATTCACGCTAGAGATTTCGGGCACGATAGTTGGGTCTATCTTAGCATCCTGGATAATTGTACGTGGGTCTTTACCTGTCTTGATAAAGATGTCGGTAAGCTTGCGGGTGTAAAAACCACCGAGTTTGACGCCGCCAAGGCTCATACCGCCGACAATAAAGTCTTGTGCGGTCGGGAGATGTCCTTCAAGAGCCGAGCCAGCGACAGTCATCGCTGTCAATTCAGACAGTGTAGAACGAATCACACCCTGGCCAAGTGCGGAGGCTATTTCACCAGCTTTGCCGCCGGCTGCTCCTGTCGCGGCTGCTTTTCCGGAAGCAAGTAGTACATTTGCCGTTCTGTCGAATACTTCCTTAGGAGTTGTAGCCGCCCCTTTGGTATACTGGTCAATGAGAAATGTCCTGACTCCTTCGGTAAGTCCCATGGCTCCTGCGGCCGCTGCCACTGGGTTTCCAGCCAACGTTCCAGGAGCTCCTCCAGCAACGAGGGTTGGGAGGTCGCCGAGCTGCTGGGTAGCGAGTCCAACAGTTTTCTGAAGTATAGATGAGTCAGGCGTAAGAACCAGTGAAGGAGCCCGGCCGCGAACGGCCAAACCAAGGATAGACCCTTCGTACCCAGCGAGAGCAGCCTCAGAAAGAGAGGATACCGGTTTTCCGGTTTGGGCATTATTATCATCCTTGATTTCAGTAACTGGATTAAGTGTGAGTCTAGTGGCCTGCTCAACAGACGAAATTTGATCTTCTTTAGAAGTCATGAAAGAAACGCCATAAGTGCTCTTGATATGTGCGTCAGCTTCGTCAGGTGTAAAACCCGCGGCTACAGCATCAGAGTACTCTTGGTTGATTTGACCGCGGACTTCTTCTAGTGAGAAGCCGGCCGCAATCATTTCTCTTATTTTGGCGTTCGTAATCATCACTTACCTGTCCGCTTTTTCCAGTCTGCGATTGATTCACCTTCTTGGCGCATGTCTCCGGGAGCGAGTGAAGTAACGCTACCTTGCCCCGGCAGAACTGGCGTCCATTCAAGAAGAACAGGCTGTGAGAGTGCTGCTTTACCGACTTTGTTGTCCTGGTTGGTAGAGACGAGTCTATTAAGCCAGCTTCCTGCGTCGTTAATATCGAAGTCTTTCATCAGCTGTTCAGGAGTACGGTCCTTAGCATACAATGATGCTGCCTGAATAAGCTTAAGAGCTTTATTTTCAGCATGCTGGTCTGTCGGCATACCGATAGCCTTAGCAGGGGCAATAGCATTCCTGATGTACTTGGCCATGGTTTCCATGGCCGGCCCTTTAGCTGAATTCCAAGCTTTTTGTGTTTGTTCTATCTGGGTCCGCACCTTCATGAACCCAGCTTCATCGACCTTTCCTTCGAGGACGTCTTTCTGGAACGCTGTTTCATCTGCCTGCGTCCATGCCCGCGTGCTGGCTACGTCATGCCAACGCATCGTGTAGCTCTGGGTCATGGCGTCAACGGCTTTGCCGCCGACGTTCTGGCCCCAGTGAAGAAGAGCAGACCGCCTTTCAAAAGACAATTTCGAGTCGTCTTGTATGTCACGCAAGGCTGTGGCCGCCCTTTCGCCGCCGGCCATCATGTCAGTAAGGTACTTATTACCTATGTCATTATCGTACTTTTCTTGCGCACGCTTACGTAACATTTCATTACGGTTGTCAAGAGCTATTTGCAGGTTTTTCTGCGCTTGCAGCTTAGACTCTGTGCTATCCAAAATGTCTATCATCTTGGATGAACTAGCCCCAAACCTTTTTGCTATGGACCCCTTGTTATCTTTGAACCAATCAAGGGTCCCCTGTGGGTCTATACGAGACCACAACTTAAATTGCTGTTCAACCGCTTTATCTTTGAACTTCTCTGCTTCGTCACCGCGCCCAGGAAGTAGTTCATCAACGTCCTTCATGTACAGCTCAAGAGCAGACATATCACCCACAGGTATATCAGCCAAAGCATCGAGTTTTGTGTTGAGGAGCGCATGTCTTGCTTGTGTATCTGCGACTGCCCGCTGCTGAAGCTCAACAACGCCGATTTTGTCAAGGTGTTGTTCCGCTTCTCTGTTAAAGAGCTTATCCCATAAGTCGGGATTCATAGAAATATTTTGTTTCATACTGTCACGCATCTCAGCAAGAGCCGCTGTTTCACGATCAAGCAACCCGTCAGCTTTATCAGGCGTAAGGCCCCCGAGAACCTCAAGACGACGAGAACGCATGGCCGCACTGATAGCCGTTTCGGCTTCCATGGCCTTACGCTCATTTGCTGTCTTATTCAAAGCGTCGGCGAACTTCTCCAGATCATCAAAGCCAGCATTAAAAGCCTGCTGGGCACGCGCAGTTATCTGCAACGCTGAAAGATACCCACGGTTATCAAGAGCAGGTCCGCCAATAGAGCTAACCTGGCGCTCGTACTCAGGTATGGGAGAGGCTCGCTTACTCATTAGTTAAACCACCCTGCGTCTTTTCCGATCTGCAGGCCTTTACCTACGCCACTCAGCAGTGTGCCGCCTGCGTTCCAAAAGCCGGCAGAAGCCGCTGCGCTACCCTGGGCCCGTAAAGAATTGCCCTGAGATTCACCGGCTGCGGCATACAGCCTGCCTGTCCTTCGCAGGGTCTCGGCGTCTTCACTCACCCTTTTGGCCGAGTTAGCTACAATAGACAGAAACGACCCACTATCCAACGTTACGCCAGCGCCAGCAGCTGCGACAATCTGCTTGGCTTTCATCCTGACTCCCTCTTGTTCGGTGAGAGCCGCTTTTTCACGATAAGCCAAGTTATCTGTCTCAGCTTTCATCTCTGCAAGCTGAGCTTGACTCCTTAGTATGGAGTTCTGATCTTGACCTTGCTTGATGTTACTCACAACACCAAACACGGTTTTGGCAATAGTTGAGGTCAATGCAAGGCTAGCGAAGTCTATGCCCATTTTGCATGCTTCCTGTAGCTGGTTTCATACGGAGTGTAACCGAGCTTTTCCCAGATTCTATTAAGTCTACTGTTGGTAGGAGAATTAGTTCGAATCGAGGTAATTCCCTCAGCAAACAACTGCATTTCAAAAAAGGTTATGAGCTTTGTGCTTATACGTCCACGAAACTCAGGCATAACATAAATGGCCATACAGTTAGCGACAATATCTTTAGCGTTAAACGGATTAACGTCTACGACAAAGAAAGCGTAACCAATAGGCTTACCGTTTTTCCTAACCACGAACATCCTTGCTCGACCGGACATGGCTACGGTATAAAATGTCGGCCAGGCGAAATTATACTCGTCGCCTATTACCTCTTGACCATGAGCGTAAAAGATATGCAACATCTCACCGCCGGCGACTATTGCATCTTCTTTTGTGTATGTGATTCCCATGCTAGATCTTCTTGGGGTCAGTGGTGTAAGTAAGAGAACGTATGCAAGACGGAAGAGGGTAGTCATGGACTATCCTCAGTGCCCAGTTTTCATCGCTATCGCCAGCAGGCTCTATCTTTATGTACTCGGTTCTAAGAGCAGCCGCGGCGTCCATTGTCTCAGTAGGACCTGCATCAACCTCAAACAAGGGCTCAGTGCTTTTATTGTACTTAAGCCCAAGAGAAGCCAGTACAGAAACTATTGCGTTAGTTATGCGCTTTACTGCGCCGAGAGAAGGTTGATCACGAACTTGGATGTTAAGGGTAACTGCCTCCGCGCTATACGGCAAACCAGCGTGAACAATAGACCCTGCGGCCTGCAGTTGAATAACGCCGTCTGTTACTACGCAAGGCGGGTGTACCCAGCCGTCCACAAGAACGTTGACTGTCTGCCCTTCAAGATGCGCGACAGGAATCTCAGTGGCTGGCGCACCGCGGTATGTTATACCACAATCAACAAAGAAACTTTCTTCTACGTCGAACTGCTGTTTAGGCGGCTTACGTATCGCTTCTATATGCCGTTTGGTCTGACCATTGATTGTACGACGAACTATCATCCATATCTCATCACCGAGTAGACCAGGCATAACAGCTAAAGACTCGACATACCCATTGAAGGTGTGTTGACTCCAAGCTATAACCTTCTGCTGCTTCTCATACGTAAGGCACTTTACGTTGCCAACGTCGTCCAAGCACCAGATAAAAGTATCAGGAGCTACCTGCAAATCAATAGTGTTTACTAGGTCCTCGAGTATATCATCACAGTACACAGTCAGGTCTATGGCCGAGTACTTGTTCTCGACAAAGGAGTATTCAAAAGACCGCATCCTATCGCGGTTTCTCGGTATAAACAGGACAATGGCACCTACTTGGACAGGTCGAATTTGTGCAGAGCCGTAGTTTGTTTGCTGAGTAACGCGAACGTTTGTTGGGGTGAGAGCTTCGCTCAGGCTGGATGACGATAGCCTGTATTCTGCACTCGCAGTACCAATAGCAATTGCATCCAACGCACGCATCCATAGAATACCATTCACGTCATCTACTGACATTGTGTATTCAAAGCCCATGTCATCGAGTACTTCACCCGCAGTATCTTTGAGGGTAAAAGTATCAAACATGGCAGTCCTGGACGCCCAAATTGTCTGAGGTTTTGTCGGAGTAGAAGCGTAAAAAAGTCGTTGTTCGAAAAACGCAACGCATGACGGCCAGTTATTCGTGGTCCAGTCGGTCGGGGCGTCAATAAATGTGACTTCTTGCAACGTCCAGTTATTATTTGCCAGACGGCTAAGTTTTCTCGGCTTATACTTAGGATGAACAAGATAGACTACGTCAGCGCTCTGCGCCCAATTCAACTTTGAAATATCGGCCTCAAGGTAGGGTGTAGCTACCTCATAAGGGTCATCTTCGGTGTCCAGAATAAGGCTACCATCATGGAAGAATCGGATATACTGGTGTCCAAACTCCATCATAATGGATTGCGATACGCTGAACTTAAACGGTATTAACCTGGCTAACTTTGTCTGGTCCTTCGTAGGCTCTACGAACTCGGTACCATTTCTTTTGAAAAGCGGGCCATGAGGCGTAGGAATGTAGTTAATACAGGATGCTAGTCCAGTATCGTAGACTTCCAAGTCGACACGATCGTGGAGTCTGCGCCCGAGTTGCCCAGCGGCAAAAGAAGTTTGTGACGGATGAGTTCGCATTTAGTACCTCGAAGAAATCCAGTCGCCTTCTTCTACCGCTTGAGGGAAATCCTCGATCGCGTGAATCGACCTAGCATGGCTTATAGCCGTGTCAAGGTCATTGAGAATCTGTTGTCTCAATTCTTTATCCTGCGTCAATTCGATGCAGATAGCCTGTGCCACCTCGTATACCAAGGCGGCGCGAAAATTCGGGTCCATAACGTTTTCATCCGTAACTCGAGACACATACCTGGCGCTCAGCGAACCCTCGTCTGTGAGTATATTACGCCCTTCGAGACGATATACTGCATCTTCGGGGTCTAATGACACCAGGCGCAAGTCATCGGGCATACGGGCAAACGCGTTGGCAAAACCAAACGCGGGCGCCGCCACCTGCTTAGGAAGCGGCGCCCGTTTAATTGCGAAGGTCCAGATATAGGTGCGCAACAGCTTGTCACGACATTCTGCATACTCCCTGAGACAAGCGCGTGAACGCTTGGAAGAAGTATCGAGTGCTAGGATGGAGTCTTGCCCTATCCGTGACAGCGCTCGGTTGCAGATTTCGATATCAGTAGCCATTACGCACCTCTATCCGGAGTTTTAGTCAGCGACGTAGAAGACCATGCCTTCGATGACGTCGTTGGCCGCGAGAGCAGCCGACGGAGTCGCCGTGATCAGCAGGCCATCCTGGGACGTGATCTCAAGGCCGTCGGGCGGAACCGCGGCAAAGGTGCCGAGGCCAGCCGAAGCCGCCGTGGCCGCCCGCAGAGCCGCAGCCGAGGCAGCAGTGGTCGAACCATCCAGGTTGGTGTACGCAGCATAACCGACCGACACGGTGGTGGCGCCGGTGGCTGCGGTGACCTTGAACTGGCTGGTGTTGAGGATGCGGATCTTGCCAGCGGGCAACTTGACCAGCTGGAAGAAGTCCGGGGTACCCTCGGCCGTGAGCTTGATGCGCGCGCAACGCACGCGGCCGAGGAGGTCGGACGGGGGAATGCCCTGACGGCCCGCGCTTGTCTGCTGGGTGTAGATGACACCCTTTTCGGTACCTGCCATGACTTACTCCTTGCAGTTGATCTTGAGGACTTTGCACTCCTCCATGCGGGTGGCGCCGATGTCCATCGAGCCGTACACCTGCACAGAGTAGTTCTTGTCACCACGCTCGCTGATGCGGGTGGTGACGTCCTCGTTGAGGCCCAGGAGCAGACCGGACTTGGCCCAGGCGAGGCACGAACGGGTCGTGCCGACCTTGGGCAGGCGCTCCAGACGGATGAACTTGAAGCCCATGAACTCGTCGACGTTGCCGGCGACGAGTGCCTTAACGGTGTTGTAGTCGGACGAGGTGACCTCAGTGGTGCCGAGCAGGTTTTCGATCTGCATGGAGGTGACCGCGATGAAGCGCTCTTCCTCGGGGTCGACCTCGGCCTGATCGAGCAGCCGCTTGGCGGTCTTCAGCTTGCCCATGGTCAGGCCGACGGCGGTGCCGGTGTCCGAACCGACGGAGCCGTCGTAGCCGATCAGGTTGGTGGCGGTCGGGAAGGCGACTTCGACGCTGCCGGACTTGCCGGTCCAAGCGCTGCCGAAGGCCGCCTCGATGATGACGTCGTCCATGGAGCGGTTGAACGCGGCGACACAAGCCTGCACGTACGAAGACGTGGGGTCCTGCGTCAGACGCACCTTGTCGGGACGGTCGATCAGGTCGGACCAGACCCACGGCTCCGTGGTGACGCGCCGGCGAAGGTGCGGGGTGTCCATGCGCGGAGTATCCGCGTGACGGCTTGTGAGCCGCTGCGCGGCGACGGCGCCGATCGAGTCGAAGTAGTCGTACTCAGCGGTCATGGATTCAACACGAACGGCGCCGCGAAGCCGCGACTTCTTCTGCTGACAGATCAGACGCACGTTCGAGTTGTACGTCTGCCGCATTGCGGTGGTGATTTCGATGCTCATTTTCCTCTCCGGTTGAGGTAATACCGGTTGTTAGCGGGTTGTCCTTTCGGGCCCAGGTGGGCACATTGACGGGCTTTCGCTTGTCGTCAACTACCCCGGGTACGCCTGCTTCATCAGCTGCTGTACCCGCTCCACGATACGCTTGTGGTCAGGATGATCGGCGGTGAAATATGCCGGGCTATTCTGCAGCCCCGAAATTTCATCCAGAAGGTCCTTCTGCGACTTCACAGCGTTACCCTTCTTGTCGATGCCGATTTCCTCACCCATGGCCTCACCCACAGTGATCATCATGTCGACGAACTGTGCGTTCCGGCCGAGACCAGAGGCGGCGATCGCTTCAACCAGGTCGTCATCACCGAAGTGAGCGATTGTCCGGTTGGCGATAGCCATCTTGACGTCGTAGGCCTGGCCATACTTGTTGCGCAGATTGGTGTCCGCCATGTTCAGGGCCATGGTCTTTTCACTTTCCACGCTTGCATGGTCCTTGGCCTGCTTCGTCATGAACTCTGTAAACAGGCTGTTGGCCTGCTTGTCAGACAGACCGATCGAGTGGGCCACATTCTTGAACCACTCAGTGTCGCGCCCGATGGCTTCCTTGATGGGAGCCGGGAATTCGTAGCCAGTGAACTCGGCGATCTTGTAGCCGTCAGGGGACTTGGGTGCGCCAAGACGCTGGTACAGCATGGCGTACTCTTCGTCCGTCTTCGGCATGGGAATCTTATCCCGGCCGATGAGCTGTTCGGCGTTGATGTAGCCCTTAGCAAGAGCGTTGATGTCCGTGAACTTGGACAGGACTTCATTGCTCTTGAGGTCTTCAGCCAGGCCATCGCGCCACGACGCAGAAGCCGAGGGAGGTGTACCTCCGCCGCTCTGTTCACCGCCGCCGGACCCTTCGGTGGGTTGCCCGTTGTCATCAGCCATTGTTCTCTCCTTCAACATTAAAAGGTTCCTGGCAAATTGCCATTATCCTGAGGAGGACGTTACGTTCTCCTTCACGCCTTGCAAGCTCCAACGGGTCATGCGGCCCGGGAGTTTCAACAAACGTTGAACTATGCATGTGGTGTGCCTTACACATGTCACCCCACATCAACTTTCCGTCCTCAGTAGAGAAGACGTGCTTGTAAGCTTCTTTTACTCGGTCTTTGCTAGACATTCAGCTCTCCGAGTGTTTTAGCTCCGTCAGCCATGGCAGCAAGACCTATGCCGCCATCTTTAGCCATGGCGGCCATTTCTTTCATCTGCTGTTGCTGGACACGTTGCTGCCTAAGGGTTTCAACTTCCTTAGGCGTATTGTAGAACTCGGGGTCAAGGCTAAACATCTTACCGACTTTACGTGTGATATTGTCGGTATTGAAGTTGTCCATTGCGTCGGGACGCATCGCAATATACGGCGATATAACCTGCCAAGTACGTAGAAGGCTATTGGCCTCCACCTGCTCTTGTGCTCGGGCAATCGGCGACGTATACACGATCTTCAACTTAAACCCACGCTGCAGCATGTGAGGCGGAGGAGGTGGCAACTTACCAGCTCTGTACAGGAGTCCGAAAACACGCTGAAGCATGGGGCCGAGCAACTCAGTCTGCGTACGACCGACTACCGGGCCCATAAGGCGCATCTTTTCTTCGGTACGTTGGATGACCTCTGTAGCGGTCATTTCGGGTCCTTCGTTGAGTTGCAACTGGTCAACGAAGAAAATCTCACGTACACGCGCACGCACGTCCTGAACCAGGTCGAACCCAAGGTCGGGACGGCCGCCCGTCACAAGAGGCGATATGCGATCGTCTTTGTCCGTACCCGGACGGAAGTAGTTGACTCCGCCAGGGACTGTACGAATGGGATTCACGAACCCCTGGTCAGGTGCCATGAGCGGCGGGTCAACAATCTTCTGGGCTCCGCGAAGGATGGTCTTCATCATCTCCTGGAGCATCTGAAGGTCAGGAAGTGCATTCGACCCTGGACCACGACCGTAAGATTCCCAAGACATCTTGTAGAACCGAGCAGCCATGTGGGGCATTTCATGGTAGCCGCGACGGAGCATCAGGTGTTTGTGCTCAACGTCAATGTGCTCAGACGTAAAAGTCATGCCCATGAAGTGTTTGGGTGCTGGCTTGATGACATGCAGCACGCTGAACTTCGTGTCTCTCTTGCCCTCGCTATACAGCTTCCTGACTTCTTCGGCGCACTTGTCAAAACCATAATAGTCAACGAGCTGCTCAACAGTACGCTCATAGTTCCTGAACAGCGTTGTAATACGGCCTTCGTTATCCTCCACGAAATAGCATTCATGCAGCGGCAGGGTCTGGAACAGAAGACCCGAAAGATCGCGGCGCTCGGTGACGTACATGCATGCACTTCCGAACCCACAGTACTCCAGGTAAAATTCGTGCAAAGCGGCTGTAAAGCCTGTTGCCGGTTTCTGAATTTCCTGCGTAGCGATCTGCGAACACTCTTTCAACCACACAGCCATGTCCCGGTCATCCATCTGTCTCGGGTTGACAGTCTGGAATTCGGCCCATGGGGCAGTAGGGTTCGTGAGCAGAGAAAAGAATCCAGACGCGAGAAGTTCACATGCATGAACTCCTGTCGCATCATACAGGTTTTGGCCTACCTTATTGCCCTGCGTTTGCGGAGTCAGAGCAAAGGCAATCTGCGCCGGCAGAACGACTTTCGCAATCTGGTCCCACAGGGCCTCGAATGACGAACGGTCGGTCTTAAGAGTAGCCAACCGCTCTATAAGACCTTTTACATCTGTCATTGTGCGGACCCGAGAAGAGACTTACGGGTTTTGAACTTGTCGTCGCCCTGGCCGCCGGTAAGCAGAGTGTTAGCGCGCCCCGCCATCTGCTTTTCATACGCCGCCTGCTGATCAGCTTTCTGCTTATTTGCTTTTGCTTCAGCGGCCGCTGTTGCCTTCCGCTGCTCTTCGAGAGCTCTCTCGTAGGCTGAATTGTCAGGCTTGGGTGAACTGAAAAAACCGCCCATTAGTGCACTCCGTATAGAAGAGGGTTGTAATCCTCTATGACCTCAACCAGCTGCCTATTACGAGGGGCTCCCGCCCTCTCGTGGGGTGAACGCCTAAGCGGGTCATAGTTTGTTCCGATGGCAACAGGCACACGTTTCACGAAGTCAGAAGGTGCCTGCCTTGTGGTAGCGAGCGTCCTAAACGCATCTGCGAAGTGACTTGTCCAGTCATGGATAGGCGCGCCATACGCACGCTTACGGTCATCCCAGGCTGCACGGTAGCCCTTCAAGGCTTCGATACCCTTTGCACACCTGGAAGCGTCGAACCGGCACTTATGAAGAAGAAGACGACAGGAGTTAATCCCCTCTTCGATAGGCGCCCGGGGTGCGATGCGTTGGCGATGCCTGCCCATGTTGGCTAGAGTTTGACGACGTGAGACGCCGGTTCCCGGCTCACGTTGCTTGCCATCGTGGGGGAGGCAGTCATCGCCGTAGACGTAAGGTTTCTGGTCCAAGACTTTCACGTAGTGGTCGAACCCAAAGCCTTGGTTATAGTACAGGTCAATAACGTTAACCCATTCACCGACGTTCTGGTACATCCAGATGACCATTGTGTCATCGATACCAATGTCCCACGCGGTATGGACAGGGAAAGCCGGGTCGTAGGGGAGATCGCGAATCTGGCCGTTCTTCTCAATGATCGACATCTGCTCGCCGTAGAACGAACCAACCAGTGCAGCGTCCCATGAGCAGTAGAACTCCTGCATCGCCAAGGACGGCGGCATGCCAGACGCGATTTCCGCCTGCACTTCATCGTCGGTCATGACGTTGGTATCCTTAATGGTCAAGACCTCAGAATACCAACCGCGTTCTGTCTTGGACGCCTTGTACATGTCGTACATGTGGTTCTTACCACGAGGCGTACCGTTGAAGAGCGCCCAGCCCTTGTTTTCAAGTAAGATTGGACGCAGGTAGTCCCACGCTGCGATCTTATGCAGGGAGAACTCAGAGAACAAAACACCGACCGGGTTGGTACCCACGATCGAGTCAATGTTATCCGAGCCGAGGAACCTGATGAATGAGCCGTTCTGGAGTTCCAGAGTCATCTTCTGGTTATCCTTGCGAACGATAAGCTCGCGAGGAATGTGGTCGATGAATCTGAAGCCGTCTTTGTCCATGCCTTCCCACAAGATTGCTCTTGCTTGGGTGTAGTATGGCAGGATATAGAAATACGTTCCTACACGCTTAATGGACTCGCGCGCAGTAATGTTGATGAATACTTTGTCTTTGCCGGCGCGTCTGTGCCAGACGAACAGTCCCCTGTTAAACCCGTCGGGCAGGCAGTTGTACATATTGTACTGATACTGCCTGAACTTCATGTTAAAGGGGATTGATATCGTGGACATTACGCTTCCAGCCTATTCATGATCTGGACGACGATGCCCCCACCTTTTCCGGCAGACTCATCGATCTTCTGGGTGTACATGCCGCCAGTCAGAGCTTGGAAGGACTTTGAAATATCGGCGAGTGCCTTTGGGGCACCGGGGTCGTTTACGTCTATTTCGTTTGCGACCAGCAGTATCTTTTCAAGAATTGTTATTTCGGCTCTGGCGTAGTGTGGCAGAAGCGCGAGGCGCTTGGCCATGGAAAGCTTGGCTACTTCTTCGGCTGTTTCGACTTCGGGTTTAATGATGGCCGGAAGCACCCAGTTTCCGTCAGCCGCCGCCTTTTTAACGACAGTGACAGGAACTGAGAGCAACCCAGCGATCTTTGCCTCGTCGTACCCGAAAGATTCGTAGTACAGGCGGATAAGGGTAAGTTGGGACTCATCCATGAGGCCAGGCTAACAAATTTTCTTGGATTTGTAAACAAAAATAGTCTACATTTCACGTATACTTGGTGCATTAAATCAAGGGTAGGGTAATCCTAATTTACAAAGAAAGTATAATGCGTCAAAAGTATGCTTCTGCACCAGGTGAGAATGGGGCTATATATGATGATAGGGGACGAAGGGTTACCGTACTTTTGTAGAAGGGAAATTTTAAAAAGGGACTTTGTGTATACGGGTGACCCGACGAAGGATCGTCGCAAGGCAATTCCCCCCTCCGGGGGCCCTAAATGACATATAATCATTTCTTCGTGGGGAAAGCATACAGGAGCGTCACTCCGTAGTCTATACATTACATTCTTTGTGTACGTAATGCCGCACTGATACATTTGTGTTAATCGTATAGGCCAGCCAATGTACTACACGAATGTTCTCTACTCCTAGCTCCGTCCTGTCATGCTTCCTGTACTGTCATGCTTCTGTACTGTCACACTTTTCGTGCTGTCACACCTTTTGTGCTGTCATACTTTCAGGTCGTCACACCTTCTGCGTAGGACCGCAGAAGCTGCGCCAACCAGAAAGTCCGCCATCCCAAAAGCTGCGCCATCCCAAAAAGATGCGCCATCCCAGAAGCCCGCCAGTCCAGGAAGCCCGCCAGGACGTCACGTCGTCGCGCCGAACATTCGTTTCGTACATTGGCTGGCCTATACGGGAGGGGCCGCACAAACTTTTTTCATTTACCCCCTTTACATTACCCCCAAAAAGCCTTATATCTTAATCACCACATCACATGAACCCCTAACAACAGGAGCACACCATGACCACCAACCAGAACCCCATCTCCGAAGAACTCCAGAACATCATCAACAACCCTGACCAGATCTCCACCTCCGAACTCGACTTGATCACCCTACTCGAAGAAGCAGTATCCTACATCAACTTCCTCATCAACCAGCGTCAGAATCCCGACGCCAGAAAGACCCAAGTCTTGAATCTCCTTCAGGCTGCCCCTCACACCATTCAGGAGCTCGCCGACAAGTTGAACACTTCTACGAAGAACATCTCTTCCCAACTCACCTACCTTCGCAAGGACGGCCATCCGATATGTACCAACCATATCGGCCAGAAGTTCCTCGCGAATATCGAATAACCAATAACGCAGCCTGGTTGGTCTATATAGGCCAACCAGGCTGTCAAATTTCCGTCGCGCTCGCTTCGCTCGCGGAGAAGATGCGGTCCACCGTCGCCCTGAGAGGGACTCCGGTGATCTACTAGCTGGGGAAGTCCTCACTACGAACCGTCACAATTCCTGTAACAGGAATTGCGCCGATTCTCCGTTCGTCTTATCTACCAGAATACGACCGCAGTCGCCTTCGGCGTGCGGTCATAAAGACACGTCCACCACCGCATGGAGAGACCATGCGCTGCCGGACCGGCCCAGCACAGCAAGACGGAGCATATCAGGCAATCTATATCCCAGCACAGCAAGACGGAACACATGATTGTGCGTCCATGTATAGCGTGCCGACCTGCCCATGAAGTTTTTTAAAAATTGGTGATATTTTCGTTTACAAGGTAATTCCCCCGTGTTATAATATAGTCATTGAGAGTGCGAGTGGCACTCTTAAAACATCCACACCACAGGAGTGCATCATGAACACGGAGACCACCAACACCCAGGCTGAGGAAATCCAGAACGAGCAGTTCGTGCCCATGACCATGGAAGAGATCAGCCAGCACAGCAAGAAGGACGTGCTGGAGGGCTACGAGAACCTGCTGCTCGAGTACACCGAGCTCCTCTCGAAGTACGAGGAACTGCAGGCCAGGATGGGTCAGGGCAGCGAGCACCGGCGTGAACAGGTTCTGAGGCTGCTCCAGGAGGGGCCCGCGACGCTCCAGGAACTGGCTGACAAGCTCAACACGAGCACCAAGAACATTTCCAGCCAGCTCTCCTACCTCCGCAAGGACGGCCATCCGATCGGCACCGACCATCTCGGCCGCAAGTTCATCGTCAAGGTGGACTAAACAGCCTCACAAGGCCGCTAAGTTTGGCTTAGCGGCCTTTCTTTTACCCATTGGTGCTGGGACTTAGGCAACTCCGGGCGTAAATTCGAGCTTCAGGAGTGACCTTTTCCTGCCTCAGCCCAGCAAGACGGAGCCTGTGTGTCTCGTTTGACCATGAAATGTCGGGGCGAGTGTAGAAATTAACTAATAATAGCTTATCGGGCGTTCCAATGCACACAATTTATATGTAAATTTTAAACATTTCAATAATTTAAGCTTCTAATAAACAATTTAATAGTAATTCATTGGAAAATTTAGTTTGAAAACATCCATTTTTCACCACCCAGTAGCACTGTAGGATCAGCCGGGACCACTGCCATACGAAGCTTGTGGTACGTTATAGCACACGTGTGGTATGTTATAACGTATAGCCTATAGTACATTATAGCATACCACTGGCGTGCTATAACACATAGCCTGTAGTATACTATAATACAGAGCCTGTAGTACGCCATAACATATGGCTTGTAGCATACTATAACACATATACAGTGAGATACGCTACCTACACCGCACCCAGCGTTACAAGATAAGTAAGTAATTAGTCAATAAGTAAGGAATTAGTTAACCGAGAACTAACCTATAGGGTTTTTGCGGAGAATTACGTTAAAACTACTTAACAAGCAAATTTTAACATTTTTGTCTATTTTATTACCTATTTATTAAATCATATCAAATAGTTAAGTAATAAGTAAACGAAAGGAACTTTCTCACTTCCTAACTGCTGTATATTACGCATTACTTTATTTTTTGGGGTCGTCCAGCCATACCATTATGATTTCCAGTAATATTTTTATTTACAAAGTATTACCATTGCGTTATAATAATCTCATAAACACGGGAGACTGGAATGGAATGGTCTGACATTATACATCCTGCATTTCAGCAAATGCGCACTCTGAAGTCGCCTTATAAAGTATATATCCTGGTCGATAAAGCGTATTCTCGCAAATACTCAATAAGACAAACAGTTAAGTACATGGCCAGGATAATAGCCAAAAAAGAAATAACACCTGGTGCTATACGGTACTTGTGGTTTGTGATTCACCGTTATACACAGTGGCACGACCCCGACCTGGCATTTAAAAAAGAAGATTGCAGCCTTCGTATCCCGGAGGTGTCGGCGTCTAAAAACGCTCTGCCCATGTTGTTTAAAAGGTTCCAGACTTCACGGCAATCGCGCAATGAGCTGCCCATTTCAAAGCTGGCCTTTGGCTGGGTACACTCCTCTGAAATTCCTGAGATTGCTACTATTGAAAAGTTCAAGAGTATGCTTCACCCGGCCCTGAGAATGCTGGAAAGGTATTCCATGGAGCCTGAGGTATATCTGTTAATGACGATGGCGTATGCGAAAGGTGGACCTGCTTTACAGGCGCGCGCAGCTTGTGCTAAACATGGCTTCAGGCTTACTGCGGGCGCAGCAAAGTATCTCTGGGAAAAAATGATAGACTACGATACGGTTAACCGGCGTTTGGATCTGCCGGCCGCAGAACGGGCGTATGGCTAAGCTAACATTTAATGAGACATACGACTTGCGGGAGTCGCTTATAAAAAACGCGCCAGAGAATTGTGTTCTGGTCGTGGATGACGGTATATTCGTAGCCATGTTAATGGATAGGCTTATATCCAAGCTAGATAGACGTGACATAATAATTGTGCCTATAAAAAAGTTCGCGGGCATGATAAAAGATGACATGCAGGTAGTGATAGACCCAGGCGGAAGGTTCTCGTATGGCGAGCAGGAATACTTAAGTAATTTTCTTAAAACCAGGCAAGAAAAGTTCTTGCTAAGATGGTAGTCATGAGCTCAACAACCTTGCTGACAGAACGTGCAAACGTTATACTGTCAATTCCAAAAGACGCCTTTTTACTATCAGCTGAAGAAGCTGCTGACGAGCTGCGCCGCTTGTGTTTAAAGCTCGACCGCTCGGACATCCAGCTGCACCCAATTAGTTGGATACATACAGAAGCCTGGATTAAGTTAAACACTATTAGTTTGTACGTTGACCCGGCGTTAGAACCACATCTCACTGAGTTTGAACACTACCGCATACGGGTCATACGCATGAATGTTCAAAATAAATCTCGTCCAGACAAATACATGCGGAAAGATGAATACCAACCAGAAGAACGTTTCCTACTGAGATGGAAGTTATGAGTAACTTCACCAGTATGAGCGGTAAGCGCCTTAAGCTTATTGCTTCACTTCCAACAGGGGCTGCTATCGTAACTAGGACCTGCCAAGCAGCCGACTACATTTCTCACCTGGCCAGGGTAAATGGTAGAAAAGATTTAGCCATTGTTACCTTTTCAGAGCTCTCTACTTATCCGTTATACAGACACAAGACAGTGGCTCACGACCCGGAAGAGTTTGAGTTTACCCATAAAGAGATACACACAATTCAAGAGCTAAAAGCTGGGCTTATGCTTATGAGGTGGTAAATGAATAGCAAAGACAGAAAGCTTCACGAAGAGTTTAGTCAGTACACTTTTGGCGTTAGCGGCTCTATGCACGAACAGGTAAAGCGGCAGCGTGACATAGCGTACGACGAAGCACGAAACGCCAAGAAGTACGCTGAGGTGTTCCTCGGCCACTCAGAAACAGGTATTTGGGAGACCGTTGGTATACAGGTTATGTTTTCCAGGCAAGAGCTGTCTCTCTTTTTCGGCCACGGCACGGAATTACGAGACTTCATCTGGATGGCTATTGAAAACGACTTGAGAAAACTTTTCAGCGTTAGGCGGTAATATGGCAGCAACACAGGCTTTGTTCTCTACACGACGGAAGTTTTCCAATAAGGCTTACACAGCAGTCGTGGTACTGTTTAGGCGTGGTATTGGCCCCACTGAAGCCCAGAAGTTTATTCAGGACAACTTTGGTGAACTAATTTCTACTCCGCATATCTCGCACCTGTACCGTAAGCTTGAAAAAGCTGGTGAAGTTCGGGTCTCTAAGTTGGATACCAACGAGATAATGGCGGAGATTGAAAGTGAAATTTCAGGCCACTAGCATCCCTAAAGAGCTGCGTGACACCCCGGGTTGGACCACACATAACAATAAAGTTCCGACTATACACCCGAATAAGCCTCAAGACTGTGTAGTTCTCGACAGGCTCACGGGCAACAATATTGGCTTCATCAATAGTGAGGCCAATCCTTACATTATTATTGACATAGACCATCCGAAGAACGAAGCAAAAGAGCAGATCAAGCATGACTTATCTGTAGGCGCGTATGCTTGGAGTTCACCTGAGCATATAAGAGCCCTATCTCCGTTTATCTCAACTTTACCTACGAGTATAACTCAACTGTTCGGTAAAACGTACACTGAGTTCAGTATAACAGGCACTGGCATACACCTGGTCATGAAGCTGACAGAGGACAAGCCTCTTAAAGCGTATTATAAGACTGCTACATTCCCTGGCCAGGTGTCATTCAAGAACAACTTTATGGTGTTTACTGGTATTCCTTTTCCTGGGGCTGGCCAAAACATAATGAGTGTTGATCTTGATACTCTCATGAAGTTCTGCGCTCCGGTATCTAGCAAAGCATCGCGGGTAACACAGCCTGAAAAGTCTGATGAAGACTTGATGCTAAAGAAGCCCTCTCTCTCTTTGGTACGTAAAGCCTTAGGCTTACTTACCTTAGACCAGTCTGAACGGCTTAAGACAGTCTACAAAGAAACTCTCGGGTACGAGTATGAGCACTATCAATACTGGCTTGAAGTCGGCATGGCTTTGCATGACTACGACTCGTCAGTCAACGGCTACGCCCTTTACTTGGAATGGTCTGCTTTAGACCAGGAGTGTTACACAGGAGAAAAGGACGTAGAAGCAAAGTGGGTGTCGTTCGAGACATCTAAGAACGTAAAGATTACCTGGCGTACTCTTATGAAGCTCGCCAACAGGCTTGAGCTCGACTACCCCAGGCAAACTATGGTAAAAGGAAAGCGGACCGGCAATCCTGTCCATAGTGAGTTCGAAAACTTCGTATACCTGGCTGACCGGTTTTCTCTTAAGCTGTACGAGGACGATGGGTTTTATGTATCCGGCGACAAAGACATATGTGAGAAGTACTTTAAAGCTCACAACGCGAAAGAATGGTTTGGCAAGTATTATGGGCCTTTCTCACGGGAAACCCTTGCAGGTTGTATACTACTCCTCTGCCAGGGTCATCGTTATCGCGCACTCTCCTTATCCACTGCTAAGGCTCTTACAGATACCTGGTTAACTAGGCCCAGGCTAGAGTTCGACTTATTTGCCACCTGGTTGGATACCCCGCTTGAAGACCACCCTGATGAGCTTCAGTACGTAGAAACTCAAGAAGGGCGAGTCCATGTATCGGCGTTTAACCACAACTCGAATATCAACTATTTGATGAAGTGCATTACGCTGAATAGAACTCAAACGAGTGAGGCGTTGTGCACTGACCTCATCAAGAAAACGTTAATGCACATTATCAAATTTCGCGAGCAGATCAACATGCCGTTTGTAGATAACGGCGGCATGCTCATACTCATTGGTCCAGAAAACACAAGAAAGTCTACGTTCTTTAAACTGCTTTTGCCTCAGCCTCTGTGGTTCATGCGAAAAGAGATAAACATGGCCATTGATGGCGCTAAAGGTATGCGTGACTTTATCCGGTATCTCGGCCGACGTGTTATTGTCCAGGTGGACGAGTTTGAAGGTCTTATGGACCACGCTAAGCACGGCGCGGTATTTAAGGCTATCATAAGTGGTAACTCGATGTCGTTGACAGACATCTACAGCACACACGAAACAGAACTCCCTCGTAAAGCTATCATAGTAGCAACATCCAACGAGCGGAAGCAGATATTTTCTGACAACGGTACAAGACGGATGTGGACTGTCCAGGTAGAGCATATAGACACCGATGCTATGCTTAAAATAAACTGGTACAAGTTTTATAACGACTTGCGTAAAGAGTTCAGAAGCGAGATAAAAGCCGGCCGTACACCGTGGCTACTGAATCAGAATCAAATTGATTCAGTGGAACAACAAAACTTGCTGGTATCGGCCAAAAGCGATATACAGCTGATGTTGGAGGAATGTTTCCCATGGGATATGGCAAAGATCGACTTCAGGGATATAAAGAGCGTACAGCAGGACATAACCGGACAGCTTTACACGACCCGAGAGGTGATAGATTATTTACACTTCAAGGGGTTTCCATCGAAGAGCTTAAAGATGTCAGCCTTGACGAGGGCTTTAGAGAGGTACTGCGGAGATTACACTTTAACCAGAGTGAGCCCGAAAGTTCTTATACAGCCCAAAGCTACTGTTTTTCGTGGCCAGATAACTCAAGGTCGTTTTACGAAATGGGTGTTGCCAACTCGTTCAGACTAGAAGAGTTAACAGATGGCGTGCTTACTAAAGAGGTTCTAACAAAGGTATTCAAACAAATGAGTAACCAGTCGTTCTTTACACCGGACGCGTTTAATATCATAGGCCCCAACGGCGACGTCATAGAAACCGTAATAGATGATGGGCACAACTGCGGGTGGGCTCCTCCGTGCGGGGGATGCGCTCGGTGTCTCATAGCTCAAGCAGAGCACGCAGGTCTTATGGTGGAAAAGGAGCGGTCGACTGCTATACTCCTACACTGGAACTCCAGCGACTAGCAAAGTTTTTGTTTACAAGGTGTTACCTCCGTGATATAATACATTTATAAGTTAACAGGAGGTCACTATGTTTACTAGCGCTTCTGGTCTCTCAGATTTCAATATCAGTAGGCGAGGCAACGATGTTGAACTTGCTTTCTCCGACGAGCTTGAAATTCAGAACATCAACCTTATTCTCACTAAGGATCAGTTTAAGGTCTTCAGTGGCCTGGTTATCAGATACCACATGTGGACTTTCCGTAAAAACCCTTCTTCTAGCAAGGATACGCCAAACTTTGCTGAGTCATTTGGCCTTAGACTTAAGGCCGCTCGTAAGGAGCGTGGTTGGACTCAGAAGTCGTTGGCTGAGGCTACCAAGATTTCTCCCAGCGCGCTCTCAAAGTACGAAAACGGCAAAAGGCTGCCTGATATCGTAAACCTGGCTGCCTTGGCCTATGCTATGGATTGCTCGGCTGATATACTGTTGTTCTAGGTGGTATCATGCCATGTGCTGATATGTAGATAGAACAACATAGAAGGATATACACATAATGGCATACTTTGCTACTTGCCCAAAAAAGACCTTGAAAGCTCTTGTTACTATTATTTCACAGGCAGCCCGTGCTAGTTCTATCCAGGAGCTGGTTTATGGAGACGACGTCAAGGTGCGTCCCATTACTGCTGAAAACTCAAGTGATCTGTTTTTCAACTACAGCACAAATGAACAGGAGGTGCGAGAACTGTTCACTCAGGCAACATCTACTCAGTATTGGATTAAAGACGTAATGTTGGCCTGGGCGCACATTCGCGGCGATTTCCGTGATTGGCCTACCGTACATATCAGTGTAACATTTACATAAGGAAGATGAACCGATGAGGATGGCTCGCATACACTGTACCGTGGCATATGCCTTGTTTAAGGCTTTTGACATCGAACACGGAGTAGTTTCCTGGTCAAAAGACTCAGTGTCCAATGAACTCAAGAATGACGTGAGCATCATCAAGCAGCGTGTGAATAAACATCAGCACAACTACTACCTGGTTGATAAGAAGGGTGGAACAGAAGCTCGTGAGCTTATCAACAAGCACTGTAAAACCAGCCATTGCATGATCTGGCTGCCGGTACCGGGAGTATAGTCATGAAAGAATACTTCTTCACTTTTGGTATAGGCCAGCCTTTGGAAGGTTGTTACACCACCGTCCGTGCTAGCTCTATGGAGGAAGCTCGTCAAATGATGTTCGAGGAGTATGGCAGTAAGTGGGCTTTCTGCTACGAATCTGCTATGGCTGCTGGCGTCCATCGGTTTGACCTCATGTACGTGCCATTCGGCACAAGGAACTAGTCATGACAAAGATATTTGTAGGACCAGACATGTTGTTATGGGGAAAAGGGCTTTGATTATCGAGAGTAAAGAATGCCCTGAGGCGGTATTTGCTCAATTCGATGACACTCAACTGATAACCGTAGCCTACGGATGGACGAAGTATCCGGCCAAGTACTTCGTACTGGAGCTAATGTGAGTACTATTTTTACGGCTTCTAAAGCATACCTAAACGACGAGTACTGGGATATACCCATATCCCTACGTCTGATGCGTAAACTCGCCACCCTAACCCCCTGGATGGAATATACGTACAATGAGGCCGTGAAAGCGTGTATAGCCCATATCGAAGCCCGTATCGCAGCGGCTAAGCTTTATAGTGAGGTATATCTGTCCGAAAGTTCAGATGAACGGTACCGTATTCCCACCCGCGAAGAACACAGATGGATGAGTAATTTAGAAGATGACTATTAGGATTTAAAATCCTGCCAGCTCCAGCGGCTGAGGCGTATACTCCTGTTGATGTGGAATAGGAGCTGGCAGGATTTTTAACACTAATATAGGAGTAACTATGTCCACGCATTCAGAATGGTCCCCGTCCAGGTTGTCCAGGATTGTTCTTTGTCCTGGTTCTGTTGCACAGGCTCGCAGTGTACCAGTGGAACCACAAAATCCAGCAGCGGCTTTGGGTTCACTGAAGCACGCGCACGTGGAACGTATTCTCGGCCAGCCGCCTGAAACGTGGGATGAACTGACGGGTAAAATCGATGCGGAGCTTCGTAGCGACGTTGGCACGTGCATTGATTTTATGCGTGGGTTACTCGAGCCTGATGGAATGTTCTTCACTGAACTCCGCGTATCACTTGGTATGTTTGGTGTCCCTGAGGTTGAAGGTACACTCGACCTTCTTATTATCAACCCCACCAATTACCACATAATAGACTGGAAGTTTGGCACACAGGTGATAGTGCACGCCCACGACAACGCCCAGCTTCGTTCATACGCTCTCGGCGCATATGCTATGTTCCATAAGCTGTATAGTATCGACCCTGACAAGCCCTGTACACTGCATATAGTACAGCCGCCTGTGAGCCACTTTTCGGAAGAAGAGACCACCTTCACTGAGCTTGTAAACTGGTGTGATAGCGTGGTGTACCCTGCGGTACAGTCTTCGCAAGCTGATGAGCCCCCCCTGTGTCCCGGGCCGAAACAGTGCCAATGGTGCCCTGCCAGAGCTGTGTGCCAAGCGCGCATGACATACGCTCATACTGCGGCAGCTGAAGTTTTTAAAGACTTCATCGAGTTCAGGGAAGGTCGACTCGTCAACAAAGAGCGTCTCGTCGAAATGCTCGCAATCTGCGATGATATAACCAAACTGGGCAAAGATATCCGGGCGTTTGCGGTGCGTGAAATAACGCGCGGCAGTGATTTCCCCGGGTTTAAACTGGTACACAAACAAGCAAGACGGAAGTGGATAGACGAAAGCGCAGTACTCGAATTCCTGGACAGCCGGTATAACCTGTCCATGGAAGACGTGTTCTCGGAGCCGAAGTTGGTCAGCCCGTCGCAGGTTGAACAAATGCACCGTAAGCTTAAGAAGGACCCAGAGTTCAAAGCTCTGTATTCTTCGGAGCCTTCGTCCATTGTCCTCACTACTGAGGATGATGCAAGACCGGCGATAACTTCTTTCAAGTCTGTGGCGGACATATTCGCTGATTTCATCGAAGAGGAATAGCCATGAAAATGCCGTACTGGGAATCCGGTGTATGCCCATGTTGCGGCCATCCGTTGTATATACCACCGCCGGAGAACTGCTCATGTCATTTAGGTCATCCTCCTTGTAGTTCTTGTACTAGCTGCAAGTTGACATGTGCAGAATGTGGATGGGAAGAAGATGATGAAATTGATGTAACTTTGATGAGGTGGTAGTATGACAGCTCTATTTGTGCTGTTTTGTGTATGGGGAGTAGTCATGATTAGGTATATAGACATGATCGAAGACACTGGTCTACGTCTTAGAATAGGTCTCGTCCACCTGGGCTGGTTCTTTTACCTTATGTGGTACTTTTTACACACAGGAGCTTTCCGTGCCTAAAGTAACACGTAAAGAAGAATTTAAGGCCTATAAGCACGCCAAAGCCATCCTCGTAGCGGCGCAAAAAGGTGTGCTCGACAAAAAGTATACTTGGAGAGACATCCTCATGGCCAAGGTACTTATAGTGCTTTTTGAAGAGTGTCAAGATGAGTAGGTCTAAGACGTTTTTTTCGTGGGAACTAGTGCCATGGGTTGCCATAATAGTGGTAATTATATGCGCAGTCTACAACCACAGTACCTATATGTACCAAAAAGGGCTGATAGAAGCGCAGACGGAAGCTGAAGACAGGCAAGCAGCTATGTGTAAAGAATACGAAGACACGATGATCAGGCTTTTGAAAAGCAATGAAGAAACCCTGGCCATATGCGGGCAGGTTTTCGATATGTTGAACACCTCTAACTAGGAGTTTTGTCATGCAACACGTGAAGGTTTCTTTCCAGGTGGATGAGTCCGAGGTCTACAAGACCCAGGTCAGTGAAACCCAGGACTTCGGCGAGAAGCGGATTGCCTGGGGCAAGAAGCTGTATTCGTTCTTGTCCATCTTCCCTTGTTCCGTCGGCGATGTCGTCGTCGTCGAATGCTCGAACGGCCTGCGGGTTTGTAAGGTCCGTGAGGTCAGCACCGTGGTCGTGAAGGCCGCCACCTGTTTCGTCGTCGGCAAGCTGGACCTCGAAGGCCTGGAGAAGATGAAGGCTCTCCGTGCTGAGCATATCGAGCTGCAGGAAGCGATGGAAGCCAAGCTCGCGAACTTTCAGCGCGAACAGCTTTGGGAACAGATGGCGGCGACTGATCCGGAGGCTGCTGAGCTTCTTCGTCGGTACAAGGAAACCCAAGGAGTGCTCACCGGCAAGATCGCCCTTTCCTCCGTGGCCGACGCCGCGAGTACCTCCGATACCTGTTCCACCGCCCCCACCGATGCCGGAGAGGTGGCTGGTAAGCCCTTGGACGGTTAAGCCAAAGCCCGGCAAAGCTGATTAAAAATCAGCGAAGTTTTTGTGTACAAAGACTTACGGTTGCGTTATAGTATTCATAAATTGAACCTTTAACAGTGAGGTATCTGTATCATGGAATTCAACGGCGTCACCTACTCCAACAAACGTGAGCTCATCAAGGCAGCCATCGAGGCCGGCGGCCAGACCATCGAGAGCCTCTGCGAACTCGCCGGCGTTGACCAGAAGGGTCTGTCGAGCCAGTTCGCGTATCTGCGTCTCACCGGCGTCTACCCGAACAAGGGCGAGGACGGCAAGTTCACCCTGATCACCAAGGAAGAATTCGAGGCCAAGCGTGGCGAACGCAAGCCGGCGGTGGCCCTCACCCCCGCTCAGATCCTCGAGAAAGCCGAGAAGCGTGAAAAGCGTGCCGCCGCCGCCGTCACCACGGCCCAGGGCCGCTACGACAAGGACGCCAACCGCGAAAACGAGCTGCGCCTGGCCATCGCCAAAGCCGAACTCGAACTCGCTTCCATCCTGCTCGGCAAGGTCTCCTCGGGCGACGCCGATGCCAGCGACGAGATCGAGACCGATTCCGTGGGCGGTGCCGACGACGATCTGGCGTAACGCGAACGCCTGAATTCGCGTAGCCCGGCGTTGGGTATTCTTGTTCCTCAGCGCCGGGCTTGTTTTGACTGCTCTTTGATAATCAAATGTTGACGTAAGGAATTGGGGGCATAGCTCAGCTGGGAGAGCGTCTGCTTTGCACGCAGAGGGTCACGAGTTCAAGTCTCGTTGTCTCCACCAATATACTTTACTGCGGAGGTCATATGCGGTGTAAACTAGCCCATGCTACGCTGCTGACCTCACGGCCGTGGTACCGCACCGAAGAGGCCGGTGTAGGACATGGCACGCTGAGGGGCTGCTAGCAGCGAGGTAAAGCCCTCGCAACCGTGTGGGAGGTGGGCGGACTCAACCTACCGTTCCACCTCCCACTTCTGCAGTAAAGTATATTTAGTAAGCCGGCGTACCCAAGCGGTATGGGACTTGATTTGTAATCAAGCTGCCGGGGGTTCGAATCCCTCCGCTGGCCCCATAAATTCTTGACCCGCCCCGCAAAGAGAGTGGAATCGGAGCACGCCCCTACCATCTGCATAGTCGGCTATGCAGAGTGCAAAGAACCACACACCCTAGGGGCGGGTCAAGATCAGCCCAGTAATGAAGGAGAGGCATATGAATGAGGGGTTGAAAAATGACAATGAAAAGGCGTGTCGTCCTGAGTTGCTTGTGCCGGAGTTCATATCTGGCCTTGGTATCGTTCTCGCCTACGGTGCCCGTAAATACAAACCGAACAGCTGGCAGCAGCTCGTTAGCGGGCGGCTTCGCTATATCGGAGCTGGGCTGCGCCACTTCCTGGCAGCAATTTCTGGTGAGCGTAATGACCCGGAAACTGGCCTCTCCCATTGGCTCCACCTAGGAGCTTGTGTCATGTTCTTATTCTGGTTCGATGAAGTGGCTACAGAAGAACAAAAGGCCAACGCCTTGAAGCCGTACAAGGAGTAACCGTGGACATACGTCCCTACGACCCAAAAGTTAGCGTGGTATGGGCTACCTCCAGTCCTGCCCATGTTGTTAAGTTGGCGGCGGCTCATGCGACGTTCGCTAAGCCCATGCTTGCTTCTGAGTCTCTCAAGCCTGGTATAGTCAAGTACCTGCTGCATGCCGGTCACACTTCCGTCTTTGAACACGCCGTCATCGAGTTTAATCTGAGCCAGGTATCCAGGTCATTCTTGGCTCAGATTACCAGGCACCGCATGGGCTCTTTCATGTCGGCCAGTCAGCATTACCAGGACTATCGTGATTACCCGTGCTTCATATCGGGGGAGCTGACACCTACACAGCGCAAGGTAATGGACGACGGGCTTGAACACGCCTACCACACATACGAGACTTTGGTCGATATGGGTGTTAAGCCCGAAGAAGCAAGGCAAGTTTTGCCTAATGCCGCAGCAATCAATCTTCTTTGGACTGTCAACGCTCGGTCCCTCATAAACTTTTTCAATCTTCGGCTGTGTGAGCGTAACGTCATGGAAATGCGCTTAGCAGCTCAGGAAGTGTATGTTCTGGCATGCGCTTGGTTCCCTGAGCTGTTTGAGCACGTAGGCCCCGACTGCTACATGCATCACACCTGCCGCCAGGGTTCTATGGCCTGTCCTAACGTTGCAAAAAACCTGAGGGACTATGCTACGCGCTGACCTTACCACATATTTCCTCCAAGTGGCTGAAGCTGTAGCAACTAGATCAACCTGCCTTGATAAACAGGTAGGTTGTGTCTTAGTTGACAAGGACTTTCGTATCATAGCTACGGGCTATAATGGAACCCCTTCTGGTCTGCAGAATTGCTGCGACCTTGGGTTTTGTTCTAAAAATCAATCGCATAAAATAGGTGAGTGCTTAGCGCTCCATGCTGAACAGAATGCTCTTCTCTCGTGCAATACGCGAGACGTAGTAACGTGCTATTGCACACTAGAACCATGCAAACAGTGTACACTCATGCTCATGAACTCAGGGTGTAAACAGATATACTACATTCATAAAACCAACCCCAAGAAGTCCGGTGAAGCCCTCTTCATTGGCCAGGGTAAAGGATGGAAACAATGGCCGATAGCGAGAATAGAGCCGCTATAGCTGACGCTATGCTGCTCGTGGCTCAAAACACGAATTTTGAGCAAGCTTTCCATGACCTTTTCGGTACGATCAACGATTACCAGACAGCCCTCGGGTCACCGTCGGCAGCAGATCTCATGGATCTGCCAATGTCTGTGTGGAGTACCTGGAAAGCCGACCACATGCGTAACTACATCCTGGCCATGCATGCTGAGCTGTCTGAGCTCTTGGAGGCCTATCCCTGGAAACCCTGGCGCCCGACGGACTACAAGGAAATCGACATCGACAACGTCTTGGAAGAGGTTGTTGACATACTGTTCTTCTTGAACTACGCTTTGCGCATTACGGGGCTTTCGCGGGGAGCCTTAGCTGAGCGTTTCAAGAGGAAACTCAAGGAAAACTATGAACGAATTCTGTCTGGCTACAACAGGTCGGCAGAAGACATGAAAAAGTAAGGAGAACTACATGCCTGTTATTGGACCGATTCGCTTCACGTACTGCGCGGTGTTTGAACCCAAGCCCAACCAGTCGGGTGTTCTCAAGTACTCGACCGGCATCCTCATCGATAAGAACGACAAAAACCTGATCACCAAGGTCAAGTCGCTCATCGACGCGGCAGTCGCCAAGGGCATCCAGAACAACAAGTTCTCGGCCGCCCAGAGCAAGTCTGCTAAGTTCAAGTACCCGCTGCGTGACGGTGACGAGTTCTATACGGAGCAGCCCGGCGCTGATCGTGAGGCGTACAAGGGCAACCTGTTCATGAACGCCTCGAACTCCGACCCTATCGGGGTCATCGACAAGTTCGGCCATCAGATCATCAACCGCAACGAGTTCTACTCGGGCTGTTACGGTCTGGCTGACGTCAGTTTCTTTCCGTTTAACACGAATGGAAGCATCGGCGTCGGCCTCGGTCTGAACAACGTCATGAAGAAGTCTGACGGTGAACGTCTCGACGGCCGGCAGGACGCCCAGACGGCGTTTGCTGATTTCGTTGAGCCGGAAGGCGAGGACCCCGAGTCTGAGCTGAAGTAAACAAGGTGGGGGGAGCCCGCGACTCCCCCCATAAAAGGGATAAAATGCCTACTGTCCTTGACTTCGAAACTAAGTCAGACGTGGACCTCGTAGCTAGGGGTAGACGTCACTACTTAGCTAGCCCTGAAGCAGATATACTGTGTATGGGGTACCTAGATACCGAAACCAAAGTACGAGGTGTATGGACCCCTGGTAAGCCTTTACCAGATATTGATTACAATCGGATTATAGCTTTCAATGCCGCTTTCGAGCGGGACGTCATTAACACTATAGGTGTCGCATACGGAATGCCGTCTGTGGTATCTGATAATTTTATTGACGTTCAAGCTTTAGCAGGTAGGTATGGCTTACCGCAAAACTTAGCGGACTTAGCCATAGTACTGAATTTAAATAGCCAAAAAGACCCCGCCGGCAAGCACCTTATACAGCTATTTTGCGTTCCGCCATATGGTAGAGATGAACTCGGCAATCTAATGCCACATCTCAAGCCACAGTTTGAACAACTTAAAAAGTACTGTTTAGGAGACGTTGATACTACCTACGAAGCTTGGACCACTCTACCTGCCTCTGACTTATCTCCTAAAGAGCGTAAATACTGGCTACTAAACTGGGAGATGAACGACATTGGTCTGCCCATTGCGTATGAGGAAGCTAAGCGAATTAGAGAGGTAGTTGAGATATACTGTTATGACCACAACGAGCGTCTTCCGGCATTAACCAATGGGCAGGTTACAAAAGTAACTCAGGTTAAGCGTATAGTTACTTGGGTCAACTCTCAGGGGGTAACTTTACCTAACTTGCAAGCTGAAACCGTTGGTAAGATTCTAACTGAATATGAAGAGCTACCTGACACTGTAGCAGAAGTACTCGAATTGAGGGCCGCTATTGGCCTTTCATCTATTGGTAAGTATAAACGAATTGAAAACATGACCTTTGAAGGTCGTATGCATGATAACAGCCGGTACTACGGGGCGCATACGGGCCGTAACACTGGCATGGGTTTTCAGTTACTGAACTTGCCTCGTAAAAAGACAAAGACTCCTGAAGAAGATATTCGTAAGTTCTTAGATGGTAGTATAGTAGAAGAGAACCCGGTTATTGCTGCTAGAGCGTTAATCAGGTCAATGATTAAAGCAACTATCGGCCATTTGATAATGGTGGCTGACTATAAATCGATTGAGTACGTTCTTCTCATCTGGCTAGCAGAAGACTGGGAGGCACTTGATAGGTTTGTCAAGGGTCTTGACCAATATATTGATATGGCTGCGTTTTTGTACGGTAAGGCTTATGATCTGGTGACAGATGTAGAACGGCAGTTTGGAAAGATTATCATTCTTGGCTGTGGTTATGGCCTTGGTGCTTATGGCTTTGTGCGTAACGCAGAGAGCTGGGGTGTTAAGATACCTTTAAGTATAGCTAAGTTCGCCGTGGATGGCTATAGGTCAAAGTTCCATAAAGTGGTACGTATGTGGTATCAGCTTAAAGATGCTGCATTGTACGCCATAAGGTATAAGGGTAAAGCTATTTCATGTTATAAGTGCACTTTTAAAGTAGTTAAAGACCGTGTCGGCACCGAGTGGTTACAGCTCACGCTTCCATCCGGCCGCGCTATGTATTATAATAAGCCATTTATCGATCAAGATACATACGGTGATGTACCTGCTTTTTGGGGGCAGTTCAAAGCTTCTAAGACCTGGATAGTAAAACATCTCATTCCGGGCCTGCTTACTGAAAACATAATCCAAGCTATAGCCCGTGATATACTCTGGTACGGTAAGACTGTGCTTAAGGATAACGGGTACAAACTCATAGGATCTATCTATGATGAGGCCATAAGCGAAGTGCCGGAAGCCTGGGGAACTGATGAAAAGCTACATGAGTACTACAAACTTATGTGTACGCGAGAAGAGTGGAGTTCTACAATACCACTAGACGCAGACGGCTTCTATGGCCCACGGTATAAGAAAAACTAGGAGTCAGTATGCATGACGGACGCGGAGACTTTAGCGAGAGTAACCTTCTGCGGGATATAATGAAGCGTTATCCCGTTGACAAAGGGCTGGTAAACAACCAGGAAGAATTGCGCACAGTTCTTTCTAACTGGACATATCTGAACATGCACCTTAAGTCTGAAAAGTACCAGAGTGTTGACATCCTTGTACAGCTATTTAACTTTGAGTTTGAGACCAAGAGACGTGAACACATACTTCATCGTCTCTTGACCAGAATACAGTCCCGTCTTAACTTGACTATGTGTCACCAGCTTGAAAGGATGTTGAGCGATGGGAAAACAGGAAGCTAAAGTTGAGGCATACTTGATTAAGAAAATTAAGGAACTCGGGGGAGATTGCTACAAAATAGTCTCTCCCGGCCGGAATGGTATGCCTGATCGTATATGCTGCTTACCTAAGGGCGTTACGATTTGGGTCGAAGTGAAAACTGAGATAGGAGTGGTTTCAAAAATCCAGGTAGCCTGTATAAACAGGTTAAGAGAACTTGGCCATCGGGTTATGATACTGTTTGGGAAGACGGATGTGGATGCTTTTATAACTGGGCTCAAAAACTGCGAGGAGAACAAAAATGGACTCTAATGAAGCTGGCATTATTCTTCGTAAAGTTGAAAGAGCCCGTGGTCATGCAAAGCAAGCCATACTGCGCGACAATCCCAGCATGCAGAAGTACTTTAAGACGGCGTATCATCCATTCATACATTTCTTCATCACGCTGAAGACTATGCCGCCGGCTCTTGGATACTCCAACTTTGAAGCCGCCGGCGTTAACAAGTTGCTCAATGACCTGAGCAAGAGGCGTATCACAGGAAACGCCGCAAAAGACGCCGTGTTTAAAGTCTTCAAGTTACTCGACCCGGACTCCGCTTACCTCCTCTTCCGTATAATCAATAAAGACATGAAGTGCGGTGTCGCCACCAAGACGGTAAACAAGCTGTGGCCGGGCCTCGTGCCGACACACGATATCATGCTGGCCTACCTCTACGACGAGAGCCGAGTTCGTTCATGGCCGGTCCTTGTATCTGCCAAGATTGACGGACTCCGTACTACTTGGCGTAACGGAAAGCTTTTATCAAGAAACGGCATTGAGTTGCGCGGACTTGACCATGTTGGTGAGGCTATCATCGCCAGCGGTTACACTGGTGAACTCGACGGCGAAATGTATGTCCACGGCAAGAAAACGTTCGATGAAGTCAGTGGTGACATCCGCGCCTTTAAAAAGTCGGATAACGCTGTTTATTACGTATTCGACGCCCCGTCTCTCGACGATCAGGAAACCCGCATATGCCACGCCGCTGGAGCTGTGCATGTTATGAATCTTTGCGGCTATGACTTCTTGAGAATGGTGCCGCACATTCTCTGTCACACTCACGAAGAAGTGTTGGCAGCTAAAATTCGTATTGAAAATGAGATGGCTGAACTCGAGATCAAGTGTGACGGCATCGTGGTCAAAGACCCTAATGCGCCGTACGTCGGTGATCGTGACTGGGCTTGGATGAAAGTCAAAAACGCTGACCCCGTTGACCTCGTTGTACTTGACATTTACGAAGGTGAGCCTAACACTGCTTTTGTTGGCATGTGTGGTGGTCTTATAGTGCGATTCAACGGGGTTGAAGTACGTGTGGGCGGTGGCCTCTCGCAGCGTCAACGCATGGCATGGTGGCAAGACCCCGACCAGATTATCGGTAAGACTATCGAGGTCGTTTACCAGGAAGTTACAGCCGCTGGCAGCCTCCGTCATCCACGTCTTAAGACTGTCAGGGGGGATAAGTAAATGAAAGTCGGGGTAAGCTATTATTTATCGAATTTTAGGTGCCCCGAAGGGTGTCAGGCGGTGGCTACTGCAACAGCAGCTGCGGTAGCCGCCTCTGGGCGCCCGTACAATAACAAGGCTCTTCTACTGAAGCGTTTACAGTCCTGGGTCAATAAGTACTATAAGCTTACTTACCTTGGACCGGAAGTAGAAATAGAGGGAGCCTGGCTCGAGAACCCCGGAGAATTCTTGGTCTTTTGCCATGCCATCATGGTCGATTTAAAAATCACAAATGCCAGTGAATTACGGCTCTCTCGTGCGGATAAAAGGCTCGGTTTTACTGCAAATAACCTAATTGGGTCCGTTGCATTAAAGTGCATTGAAGAAAAAGACTAAGGTCCTTATGTTGGTATATGTCAAAAAGGCTCGTTATGCGTAAAAAACAACGCATTAAACATCGCGGCTGCGCTACTAAGCTAGCAGAAGCTCAAGTAGAGAACCAAAGGCTCCAGGGCCTTTTATTTGATAGTTTGAATGAAAGAAACCGGTTATTAACTAAAATTGATGACCAACTGAACTCTATATTTGCTTTACAGATCAAGCTCAATGACGCAAATAGTATAATAGACAAATACAAAGTAGCTATAGAGTCATTAGTAAAACCTGTTGAAATCGTGGCGCCGCCATGGGCCGGAAAGTACTGTCAAGAAGTGCTAACGTTAATTCAAAAAAGGGTTATGAAAATATTAAATGGCTAAGCCAGAGCACGACTACCAGATAGCTGCCAGACAATGGATAGCTGGTAAAAGACGCGGTATGTTATATATAGATATGGGTCTTGGTAAGACCCGTATTATACTAGAGCATATTGTACGCGCTGGTCGTCAAGCTGTAGTGTTTGCTCCACTTAGCGTCATCTATAACACCTGGCCATTGGAAATAGCTAAATGGGTACCCGGTTTAACGTACCGCATCTTGCATGGCCCAGATAAGGATTATCACCTCAGTAAATCTGCCGATATATACCTCGTCAACTATGACGGGTTACAGTGGTTCTACGCCAACGTATCTAACAATGTCCGTAAGTTTAAGGACCGTTTCTACGTACTTGATGAGTCTACGAAAGTAAAGTCTCATTCAAGCGTTAGGCTTAAGGCTATGAAGCCATTTGCCAACCTAGCTCAAGACCTGATACTCATGTCCGGAACTCCGATGCCCAACGGCTACAGGGACTTATGGGCTCAGTTCTGGCTTATAGACCATGGTCAGGCGTTAGGAAAAACATACTCAGAATTTAGAGATAGGTATTTGATAGAATCTGGTCCACCTAGGTTTGAGATACGACTTAGGCCTGGGGCTAAAGAAGATATAGACAGTAAAGTCGCTGACATGACTTTTAGGCTCGATAAAAAAGATTATTTGTCGCTTAAAGACCCGGTATACTCCACAAAAAGTCTTATCCTGCCCACTGACGCTCGTGAAGGATACGATGAGTTAGAGAATGACTACGTTCTTGGGGACTTTTCAGTGCATTCTGGTGGAGCACTGAATATGAAACTACGACAGTACGTACAGGGGGCTGTATATGACGAGAACTCACATACACATTGGATTCATTCTACTAAGTTGGACTTCCTTGAAGACCTCGTCGATACAGCAACTTCCCCCATACTTCTTCCAATACAGTTTAGGTTTGAACTAGAGGCGCTTAAAAAACGGTTTAAAAACTTACCTTGTATAGCCGGGGGTATGAAACCTGCTGAAACTTCTAGTATTATACGTAGTTGGAATTCTGGTAATGTGCCTTTGTTGCCATGTCATCCTGCGGCCTTAAGCCATGGGGTGAACATGCAAGACGGAGGGCATCATGTCGTGTGGTTTGCGTTGCCGTACAACCTCGAGCATTATGAGCAGTTAAACGGGCGCCTAGCTAGACAAGGGCAGGTTAACACCCCCGTATTTGACCATTTGATTATGAGTAATACAGTTGATGAAGATGTAAAAGCCGCCCTCGATACGAAGGCGGCTGATCAGGTTTCTTTTGGTGATGCTATGCGTCAAGCTATGCTTGCGCGCAGGGCTACTTCTTCGAAAAGTCCAGCTTAACGGCCCCTTTGTCAAACGCGCTACGGCCTACAAAGTAGTAGCCGAATACCCACGAAGCCAGTTCAGTAAGGGCAGAAAGCTTGCTAGCTTCAACCGTCTTCATGAACACCGCAAGCATGACGGCCACCGTCAGGCCGAGTAGGCACATGGGGCGAACATTTTTCGCGAGCCATGAATCCGACTTCATGTCAGCTTCATGACGTCTTGTGAGGTTTTCCTGGATACCCTGCTCCGCGTGCGCCCACAGTTCTTCGAACCGGACGGCGTACTCTTTGTTTACTTTGACGAGTTCAAGAGCAGCAGTTGGGTCTTGGGAGCCAGTAATCCCCATGGCCAAATCGCCGGCTTTTTCTGCTACTGCAGCAGCTGTCGACTTATCGCCAGCAATCCATTTAACGATTGACGGTACAACAGTAGCCAGGCCTGTGATGATGGTGATAGGGTCCATTACGGCTCTACCCACTGTATCCTCGGCACGTTACGAAAACCGATGTGAAGCCAGGATACGTTTTCTTCGACAACGGTTATAAAAGAAAAACATTCCAGGTCAATATGGGCTCGGATATCTGCCCTCATTTCTTCCGCTGTAAGCTTAGAGGACGTGAGGTCGATAGCACGCCCAAACTTATGGTCAGACAGCGTCGCGCCTGTGAGAGACATAAAGTCTCTTAGGCCGCGGTCCTTAAACTGACCTCCCTGTTTCCAAGTATTAGCGACTAAAGACCCCCAACGTTCACGAAGGCGATCAATAGTCCAAAGCATCCTGGAATCAAGCACCCACCACAGCCGTTCAGCCCCAAACTTATCCAGTAGGGTTGGGGGAACGAGTTCTTCAATTGTAAAGTACGTGGGCCTATAGGTCATTTTGGCGCCGCCTTAGTAATATGCTCTCTTACCTGATTCCAAAATCCTTGGCCGGCCATTAAGGCTAAATATCCAAGTATGCCAAGTATAGTCCATTCAAAAATTTTTGACCATATTGAAGTTGAACGCGTTCTCCATGCCGTCACCCAGCGGTGGTTGGCCGCGTATTCTTCTTCTTTTTCAATACGTCTCTTGTCTACCCAAAGGTGGTTTTGGCGCATCTTTTCTACGCCTTGGTCGAAGTTACCTTTGTCCAGGTCTGCTATCATTCCGAGGACGTGGGGTATTTTTTCAGCTACTTCGTCACTTATGGGTATTCTACAAACATGATGTTTGTCGAAGTACTTTTCAATACCTACAACTACAGCATCTGCTATAGCTTTGCGCAGCTCTTCTTCGCTCACGGCGACCTCTATACGTGCTGACTTGCCTTGATAAAGAAGTCGTCAATGTCCGTCACGCCCAAAGCCGTTGCGAATGCGATAAGGTTTTCATTGTTCCTTTCGAACACGGAGCTGCGCTTCCACGCATTCCTGATCTTGACCTTTGCAGTGTGTTCATCCTGTGTTTCGTCCGGAAGAGCGTCGATCAGGCTGTCTACGACGTCGAGATTTATTTCGCGAAGCTCGGCCTCGGTGTAAAGCTGACGGACGGATATTGTTTGCGGCACTACGATGACGACTGGAATTGGCTCCCATGACGTAGCTCGACGCACCCACACACCCTCTTCGAGCCCCTCGCTCCAGGCAGTGGCCTGCATGCCCTCGGGCGGGCCTTCCTCGCGCCAGGGAACGGCTCCTATCTCGACCAGCTTGCCGTCGTCAACGAAGTCCGTACCGCCGTAGACCTCGCCCGCATGAGGGCCGCCGTCGTCTGGGTAGATGTAGGTTTCGTTAGCCGAGACCACTTGACCCGTGGTGAGAATGTATATCGTTTGCATATTGCCTCCTTAGTAAGGAACGAAAGTAGACTGTTGCGGTGAAGAGCCAGACGACACGGTAAAGGTATTACCCATTCCAGACGTGTCCGTACCGAGCGCACCGGACGTAGCGTAGTCTTGCAGGAATCCGTTGTTGCCATACGCACCCGTGTACGGAAGGGAACGGCAGGCAGTACCAGTCCCGGTGAACAGTGTGCTCGACGGAACAACGTACCCCTCAATGGTCATAATGTGCGCAAGATAGCCGGGGAACGAACGGCCAGAAGACGGCTCACCGCCTACACGACTAACATAAGCACCAGCACACCAGCTTGTTACGTCATTCTGCGCGATTGTCGTGGACGTGTTGAACGCGATTGCGGAGTTATTGAGCGTAAGGGTGCAGCGTGCGGCTTCGGTAGCCTGCGTACTATCGAAGTTGATACAGAAGGCGTACCAAGTGTTCTTCGCTATCGCTACGCTACTTACACGCCGCCAGTACCCGGCATAGCCGAATACGAGGCAGTTGGAGGAGTCGAAGATTCCCAAGTAGCAGGCCGTACTGCTCAACGAGGACATGAGAATGTACTGCGCGTTCTGCTCGGAGTAGTCGCGGACGCGATAGAACCACCCCGCAATGGTGAACTTCTTTCCATCGGTAGCAGCCGTGGCGGGCGTCCGTTCAAGCCAAGGTGTGGCCCCCTGATCTAGCGGGAGATACAGCGAGTTAGTGAGGGTTAGGTGTGGGTTATAGGAAAGTCCCATAACCTTTCCTACGTTCGCAGCAGCCACACCGCCAACCTTGGCAAGGGCCGTAGCCGCCACCCCCATGACTTTCGAGATGGAGCTCATTACGCCACCTCAATAACAACAGGCGACGGGCAGACGAACACAAGCGTGGCACTGAGGGCATACCCGACGATCTGCACTTGGTCGCCCGTGCCGGAAGGGGCGGTCTGCGTCCACATGCCGGGGTCCGTGGAGGCGTAGATGGGAAGTCCAGGCGTCCACGTCCAAGAGTTCACACGGAGGAATCCGAGGAGAAGGACGTTCACCACGTCGTTGAGCACACCAGACCCAAGCGACACACAGCGA